ATGCCAGCAATGGAAGAAATGGATGAAGAAGACATGGATGAGCAGTTTATCCGTGAATACACAGAAAAAGTCACAGCTAAGATGGGCGACAATGGTGCAAACACCAAGTCTGTGGTAGCTAAAGCAAATAATATGGGCGGTACAGCAGGCAACCTAAACCAAAGCTTTGAAGACAGAGGCAAAGGTGGCACACAAGGTGGCCTAGCTAATCCTAGCACCAAAGAAGAGAACTTCGGTAACGTAAATGTACCGGGTGGTAAGGCAGGTGTCAAGCACCTGAAAACTGTTCCAGCAGGGCACGGAGCAGAGAAGAAAGGCAGTAAACCTGATAGCGAAAAAAGCATATTAGGTAGATAATAGATGCAAAAGATGAACTACTTACGTGAAAACCTCAGCTTCGATCAGGCCCGTGTGGTCGTGGAATCTGATGGTGAAAACGGCAAGAACCTATATATGAAGGGTATCTGCATACAAGGCGGTATTAAAAACGCCAACCAACGTGTTTACCCTGTGGACGAGATTGAGCGAGCTGTCAAAACTTTGAACGATCAAATTACAGGCGGATACTCGGTATTAGGTGAAGTAGATCATCCAGATGACTTAAAAATTAACCTGGACCGTGTCAGCCACATGATTACTGAAATGTGGATGGACGGTCCTAATGGTTATGGAAAGTTTAAGATATTGCCAACACCAATGGGCCAATTAGTGAGAACTATGTTGGAATCCGGCGTAAAGTTGGGAGTGTCCAGTCGTGGCTCAGGCAATGTTTCGCCAGACGGAACCGGCAGAGTCAGCGATTTTGAGATTATCACAGTGGATGTGGTAGCTCAACCCAGTGCACCAGGCGCATATCCTACACCAATCTATGAACACTTGATGAACAGTCGTGGTGGTCTTAGAAGCTTGCGTATAGCGGAAGAGGTCAAGGGAGATCCTGCAGCACAGCGTTATCTAAAAGAGAGCTTATTGTCAATAATAAGCAAACTCCAATAAGAGGAGAATCACATGTTGGATGTTCTAAAACAATTATTTGAAAACAATGTGATTTCTGAGGATATCAAAGCTCAAATTGAGGAAGCATGGCAAGCTCGTGTCAACGAGAACCGTGAACAAGTCACTGCAGAGCTAAGAGAAGAGTTCAGCAAACGCTACGAACACGACAGGGCAGTGATGGTCGAAGCTATCGATCGCATGGTCACTGATCAGCTAACACCTGAGATCGCCGAGTTTGTAGAAGATCGTGCTCAACTAGCAGAAGCAAAAGCCAAGTATGCAAAGAAAATGAAAAAAGATGCAGAAGTAATGAAGGAATTCGTTACTCGTCAACTAGCATCTGAAGTCAAAGAACTGCATGAAGACCAAAAAGTCATGGCTGCTAAATTCTTCAAGCTAGAAGAGTTTGTAGTTGAAGCTCTAGCCAACGAAATCGCAGAATTTTACAAAGACAAGAAGGACTTGGCTGAAACCAAAGTTCGTCTTATCAAAGAAGGTAAAGAACAACTTGCTAAGATCAAATCCGAATTTGTGGCACGTGCCGCAACAATGGTGGAAGCAGTGGTCGAAGACAGTCTCAAGACTGAACTTGGCCAACTACGCGAAGACATTGATGCTGCTCGTCGAGCAGATTTTGGACGTAGAATATTCGAAGCATTCAGCAATGAGTATCAAGCAAGTTATTTGAACGAAAAATCTGAAACCAGCAAATTGCTCAAGGTCATAGACAAGAAAGACTTCACGATTGCAGAAGCTCAAAGCGTAGCAGTCAAGGCACAAAAAGTCATTGAAAGCAAAGAAGCTGAGATCCGTGCATTGAAAGAAAGCATGCAAAGACAACGAACCATGACAGAACTACTGGCTCCGTTAGCGGCAGATCAGAAGGAGATCATGAGCGAGCTATTAGAAAGTGTGCAAACACACAAGCTAATGGAAAGTTTTAACAAGTATTTGCCAACAGTTATCGAAGGCAATGCTCCGCAGAAGAAACAGGCACTTGTAGAGGCAAAAGAAATTACTGGTAATAAAAATACCAACGCAAACCGTAGCGCCGAGCAGGACAACAATATTGTTGACATTCGTCGCTTGGCCGGACTAAAAAATTAAGGAGATTTTAAATGTCTGAACTACTAACTAACCGTTGGGCAGAGACCAAAGAGGCACTCTTAGAAGGCCTACAAGGTACTAAAAAATCTGTTATGTCTGTAACTTTAGAAAATACTCGCAAGTATTTGTCAGAAAGTGCAACAGCAGGTGCTACTTCTGCCGGCAACGTCGCAACGCTAAACCGCGTGATCCTTCCAGTGATCCGTCGTGTGATGCCAACCGTTATTGCTAACGAGTTGGTGGGTGTACAACCCATGACTGGACCAGTTGGTCAAATCCATACCCTACGTGTTCGTTACAGCGATGCTTTCGACAGCGCAAACGGTACAGATGTAACAGCTGGTGAAGAAGCTCTAAGCCCATTCAAGATTGCTGAAGGTTACTCTGGTGCTACAAACGACAGAGCAGCTTCAACAGCAGCACTTGAAGGTGCAGCTGGTCGTAGAATGAGCATTCAGATCCTCAAACAAACAGTTGAAGCTAAGACACGTAAATTGTCAGCTCGCTGGACATTTGAGGCTGCACAAGATGCACAAGCCCAACAAGGCATTGACATCGAAGCAGAAATCATGGCTGCTCTTGCTCAAGAAATTACAGCTGAGATCGATCAAGAGATCCTAGCAAGCCTGTCCACACTAGCTGGCAGCGCATTGCAGACTTATGATCAAGCTACTGTTTCTGGTACTGCCACATTCGTTGGTGACGAGCATGCCGCATTGGCAGTTCAGATCAACCGTGTTGCTAACATCATCGCCCAACGTACACGTCGTGGCGCTGGTAACTGGGCAGTTGTAAGTCCATTTGCTCTAACAATTCTTCAAAGTGCTACAACTTCTGCTTTCGCAAGAACAACAGAAGGTACATTCGAAGCTCCAACAAACACCAAGTTCGTTGGTACATTGAATGGCGCAATGAAAGTGTATGTAAACAGCTATGCTGGCGATGCTGCACCTGTGCTCATCGGTTACAAAGGCACCAGCGAAAGCGATGCCGCAGCATTCTACTGCCCATACATCCCATTGATGAGCAGTGGTGTTGTGCTTGATCCATCAACCTTCGAACCAGTCGTGAGCTTTATGACACGTTATGGTTATGTAGAGTTGAACAACACAGCTTCTTCTCTTGGTAACGCAGCTGACTACTTAGGTAAAGTTGCTATTACTGATTCAAACGTCAAGTTTAGTTAATCTAATCTCGACAGAGAAGAAAACACAAGAAAGCACCTTCGGGTGCTTTTTTGTTGAGTGATAAATACTTTGTCTATAAGATTGTCAGGATGACAGACTTATGCTGTACCCACAGCGTAGCGGCTAGAACCCGCATCGGACTTCTATACAAGGAGAAAACAATGGGACGCCCATTAAGCAAAGATATTAACGGAGCAGACGTTAGAGGTATATACACTGGCGCAAATGCCGGTATAAGATTAGATTTTCATGATGGCAGCACTGTTCAAACAGACGGTATTGTGATCAAACAACGCGGAGCAAAAACTTTCATAGTCGCAAGAGTTGGTACACCTGCAACACGATTTACTCGTGTGTTGGTCAACACAACACCAGCAGCTGGACAGATGCGTATGTACGGTTATGTTACAAGTAACAGTGGTCAATCAGTAAACATCGCAAAGATCACTAAGCGAGTAGCCACTGATTTCAGCGGTAACAGATATACTTGGCGTCTAGAAAATGACAGTTCAAACGATTACATCGTTTTAACAGCGGTCTAATATGTCAAAAGTAGTCAGAGTTCAAGATGGTGATTACAAATTAATCACTCAACTAAATGGTACCATAACACTTGATACTGGGAATCAGATAGGTCAAGTGATTATAACTGGTGACTTGCTAGTACAGGGAAACACTACCACTGTAGAGTCTGAAACTTTGACTATCAGAGATAATATAATCTACATTAACAAAGATGAAGTTGGTGCCGGCGTTACTCTAGGTACTGCCGGCATTAGCATTGAACGAGGATCACAACCTGATGTAAGTATTTTTTATGATGAAGCTAGTGATACTTTTAGATTTATTGATGGACTAAACAATTTAGTACCATTACAATCTAATTTTATTAAATCGGGTGGCAGTGATTTGCGTTTAATTGGTACAGGTACTAACGTAGTAACAGTAACCGGCACAGCCAATTATGAAACCTTTGTTACTGATGACGATGATATTCCCAATAGAAAATTTGTTACTGACTATGTGTTAGCATCTGGTGGAATTGCTCTTGTAGATAGATTTTATAGATACAGCGGAACTACCCAACTTGATACTGGTGCTAGAGCATACGATACCGGTGCAGGTGATGGTTCTAGTAGAGTTTCTTTAGAAGTCGATGGCGCAGTCATAGCAGAAGTGAATACAAATGGCATTGTCATAGCAGGATCATTAACAGCTGATGAAATTCAAATAGCTGAAAATTATATTACTACTACT